ATCTTGTAGATGATCCTTGGTTTGGTCCTGCTCCAACTTACACGGATAAGCAAAAGGACTACATGGCAATTGAAGCAGAGTATAAAGAACAAGAACAATCATCATCTTCTAGTGTGGAGTCTCAAGACATCCATGAGATGATGTATCAAATTGCTACACGAACTGGTAGTCCAACTACTCTTCAACTTGATCCTCCTGGTGGTTCTGAGAACTTTCATGAAGGACCTGGTGGTTGGCATTCTGGAACTGGTTACAATCAATTTCGCGAAGACTGAACATGAGCAACGTACCTACAGGCGCACTTAACGATTGGGGTCATAATGACCTTGAGGGATTTGCTAACTATATCGGATCCCCCGTACAGCACATTAAAGATCTTGCCAAGAAGAATCAAAAAGAGATTGATAAGGCACATGGAAAAGAGGTGGTTGACGAGGAGGAGACCACCTGATATAATAAACACATTGGTTCAGTAGCTCAGTTGGATAGAGCAACTGCCTTCTAAGCAGTCGGTCGCTGGTTCGAGTCCAGCCTGAATCGCCTTGGGGAATTAGCTCATTCGGTAGAGCGCCTGCTTTGCAAGCAGGAGGCGAGCGGTTCGATCCCGCTATTCTCCATTATGTACTACTTCCCAGACACTGAATACATTTACTCAAGTCTTATGAGTGGGTTTTTTACTAAAGAAGAAGTTAATCCCAAACTGAATGAACTTTGCATCAACTATGAAAAAGTTAGGGATGAGTATGCATCAGTAAAAGATCAATTAGTATATACTAATTGGAATGGCAATAACTCATATGATACCATTGACAAAAATCCATATGATGGATGGAAAGTTGCTGCACTATTTGGTCAGTATCATCCTGCTATGGATATAGCAAAACTTGAGAAGGTTTATGATCAAGCGGTCTATATTGATGATGACCATGAGATTGTTTATACACAGAACGCTGTAATGATGCCAACTCTATTCAAACTGTGTTTAGAGGCAGGCATTAGGCAACGCTGTGGGGTTAGTGTTCTCGCTCCTGGAAAAGTTATTGATTGGCACACTGACCCAGATCCTACTCCAGATGATAATTTGATTATTAGAGGACTATGGGGAATAGATATTAATCCTCAAAACCAAGAAACCTGTCAAATACTTTTGAATAGTAGAGTTGATGGTGTGGTCAATGAAGTGATGATGAATAATAGGATGCACTTCTTCTGGGGAAGAACACAGCACCACGTATTCAGTAATCTATCTACTCCTAGAGTCTGTCTTTGTTTTGATAATATTGTATCCCGACAGGATCTTCTCTAAATAGTAAACAACCGAAAAGGTGTATATGCGACAGTCACTACTATTAGCGGCATGTTTAGCACCACTTGGAATAATCTTTATTATTATGAAAATTGCTGTTTGGATGTCTGCAGTCAATGCTGAACAGGATTATGTCAGAAAAGAACCTTTACGACAACGAGGACCCTTCGTGGCAGATGCATATGCAGACGTTGATGAAGAGGAAGAAGAATATGGAGATCGCACAGATTATCGATGATGCACTTGAGGAGTATTATTCTGAGAAGGGTTTACCTGTTCCAAATTGGAAACAGAAAAAAGATCCTCAGTGGTGGACTGATTACCTAAATGAACTGGGTATTGACAAAGACAATCCTTAGTGTTATACTTTCCACATAATCCTCTTTAGTTCAGCGGTAGAACGAACGACTGTTAATCGTTAAGTCCCTGGTTCGATCCCAGGAAGGGGAGCCTTGCTGGATTAGCTCAGCGGTAGAGCATCTCGTTTACACCGAGGCGGTCGGCGGTTCGATCCCGTCATCCAGCATATAAAGTTATGAATAGTTATCAACAACAGTTCACTCCTGATGATGAGAGGTACATCAATGATTGTGCCAATATAATTGCATCTCAGAGTATTGACCTAACAGAAGAAAAAATTTTGGATCTCTTGCAGATAAACAAGAGGTGGCCAAAAGGTAGTATTGAAACTATAAATCATTCTTCATATACTTCTGCAGAATATTTTGATTGTAATAATTGTTTAATTTATTCTGAGTGGAAAAGATTATATGATTTGGGTTTTACTAGTCATATGACTGATACTCTTGATCTTACAAAAGATCTTAGAGAACTTAATCAAAAACTATATGATATAAAAGGATCTAGTACGGTTGGTAATTTGTATATTACTAAAGGTACTAATAGTCGTAGGGTTAGTTTCCCTCTCCACAATCATGAATATCTCGTAATTGTCAAACCAATTTATGGTTCTTGTGTTTGGCAAGTTGGTAATGAATCTGAGGAGTATGGTCCAGGTGATTTGATTATCATTCCTCCAGGTATGGCACACTGTGTCCATGAATCTACAGAACCAAGACTATCTTTGACTCTGAACTTAACTGCATAATCTTATGAATTATATTGAAGAGTGCTCTAATATCATTGGTAATCATGAGGTCACTTTTACTGAAGATGATATTATAAACTTTATTAAAATGAGACGTAGATGGCCTCATGGGACCTTAAGTGTTATCAATTACACGCATGGAAAGAATAATCATGTTTATGAATGTGATGGATATCTAAATTATCCTAAAGTAAAAGAGTTGTATGATTTGGGATTTACTATTCAAGCACCACATGTTCTGGATCTTACTGAAGAACTTAGGGAATTAAATAGTAAATTATATAAAATTCGTGGAACTGAAACAGTAGGTAATTTTTATTTTTCAAAAGGAACTACTAATATGGCTAGTTTTCCTCCACATACTCACGACTATAATGTTGTAGTTAAACCAATATATGGTCAGGCGGAGTGGTTGGTTGGGGAAGATACTTTTATTGCTGGACCAGGTGATGTCATATTCATTCCCATGGAGTATCCTCATGCAGTTGTTAAGGGTGAAGAACCTAGGTTATCAATAACATTTAATTTAGATGAGTAAGAACAATGTTAGTAAGATGTAAAGTATGCAACAAAGAGTTGCGTAGCACTAGTAAGGTACAATGCTGTGGGTGTTCAAACATGATGAAAGTCGTGGATGACACTGTAGGTGCTATGGATCTATCTCAAGTTGTTATTGTAGAAGGAATCAAAGACAATAAAAAACCAGACACACTATCAAGAGAAGATAGGGTCTGGCAAGAGAACCGACGTAAACGCAAGGTTCGTAAATTAGATTTTGATGTCAGATAGGATGCATATCTAGGTCTTCACCGATGATTGCATATTGCATACCATCTGACTTTACTTCTCCAAACTTGAATACTTTTTTGGAGAGGACGCTTCTTTGGAATGTTCCCTCTTGTTCTGATTCTGGGTTGAATCCTTTATCAAATTTAATTCCTAGTGGGTGAGACACAATGATGTCACCAGGTTGTGTGCGAATACCTTCCAACCATTCACCTCTTAGGATTAACTTCCTGAACTTTTTAAATCCAGATACAAGAATACGTGCTCGTTCTGTTGCACTAAACTCTTGAGGGTCGATAACATATTCTGCTTCCCATCCCATCTCACCAACTCTTCCAGGTTCACCATATTTGATGTTGGTCATTAGGTCGTGCATCTTCCTATCAATGTCTTGTCTTGCAAGCCCAGACATGAAAAGTGACTTCAATCCTACAGCAAGATAACTTTTTTTACTATAGTATGGAACAATGAAGGGGCAAAGATTTATCTGCTTACCTTCCGCTATATAGGGAATTTTAATTTGCAGTTTGTCACCAGGTTCAAACAATTCCTCATCGGTAAAGTAACCCATTTCCAATAAATACTTATCAATAACTTGCATTAGATTTACACAGTTATAGTCATTATACCACGTCTATAAAGTTTAATCTTTATTACATATTTGTATCAACATGATACGTTGACAGGTTTCTTTTCCCTATATAGACTTTATAAGTAAACGTAGCACTGTGCCTTAATGGATCCATCTACTACATACACGTCTTCTCTTATTGGACTTTATGTTGCAATATTAGTTATTCTACTAATGATTGCATATGGTGGAGTTGAGGGTACGTTGAGAGTCTTTGCTTATCTAGACCTACAATTTAGATTTGCCATAGTCAGAATTCGGATGTTCTTCATTGAGAGGAAACTGAGGAGGAGACTTTTAAAAGACACGGAAGACTACACTAAACTAATCAAGGAGATTAACGATGACCAACGATAGGGAATTCTCCGACCTCAAACTTGAGAGGAAGGAATGTCCTAAGTGTGGTGCAGTCTGGATAAACGGAGAGCATCGATGGTCTGGAACAGGCAACAAGGGAAGTGAGTTGGACCTGGCAGGATTGGTATGCAATAAGTTGGGTGATCACCAATGTATCAATCCTAAAAAAGGTATGGATGGTGGAGACACCTGGGCAAAGCGTTTAGAAGACCTTGACAAAAAAAGTGAGGAAAGTGATGTCAATCTTTAAGAAACCACCTCCACCAGTTAGTTATGCAACTAAAGAAGAAGTGCAGGAGATGATTGATGATGCCATACGCAGACACAATCGTAATGCTTCAATTATTAGTATGTGTGTTGGGTGGGTTGTTCTTGCACTTTTTGCTGAGGGTCTGCTTCGACTTATTGGAGTGATACCACCACTACTGCCATGGTTGAAAATCACATTATAGATTGGATAGGTGTAGTACTCCTGTTTCTTTTTGGAGTAACTATGATATGTCAAGGACACTTCATTTATCATCAAAAACATGGATACTCCAGAAAAGAAACCGAAAACCCAGAAGCAAGAGACAGAGTTAGAAGACAAATCGAAGAAGCGATCAGAGGAAATCGCAAAGATGATTCATCCTCATGATGATGAACCTGATCCAACAGCATACATGGGAAACTATAACTTCCCACAAATGTTGTTTGCCTTTTGTGTTGGGTTTTGTACCATGTTTGTCTTGGCAGTGGATGAGATAAATGATTTTAAAGGATGTCCAGTTCCAGAATACTTTTTAAACGAAAGCAGAAGATGAATCCAGACGAGAAGAGAGAGTTTTACAAAGGATTGAAAGAGAGAATCAAGCAACTGAGGATGGGTCATCTATTTGAAGAACCTTGCCCACTATATGAACCAGAGTGGGAAGAAGATTAT